CATCCGTTAACCGACCCCCGGTATTCGAGGGTTAACCTGGAGTTTCCAAATGTCTGCAACTTCTGCACCATTTGGCTTGCGCCCTGCGTATCACCCCAGCGGTCTCGACCGTGCGCAGGGGCTTGCCAATATTATTGAGTCTGGCTATGCCCAGAACCTCCTGAAAGGTCAGGCAGTCAAGTTAGCCGCAGCAACTGGTTATGTTGTTCGTGCTGATGCGACTGATGCACTCTACGGCGTCTTTGATGGCGTTGAGTGGACTGACACCACAGGCCGCCGTCGTGTTTCTAATTACTGGCCCACAGGTACTGCGTACCAGACTGGTTCGTTGATTGCTTATATCTGGACTGATCCTCAAGTCGTTTATGAGATTCAGGCCAATGGCTCGATTGCACAAACAGCAATCGGCGCTGAGTTCGACTTAAGCAGCCCTTACGCTGGCTCGACGACCACTGGCTTGTCTCAAGCCCTGATGGACACGAGTGCCGCTAGCGCAAACGCAAGCAAAGTATTGCGTGTTATTGACCTGGCCCCGTACCCCGGCAATGCTTGGGGTGATGCGTACACCATTGTTCGCGTGCAAATTGCTAAGTTCCAGTACAACGGAATTTATGACAGCAATGCCACGGCTGTGGCTTACCCCGTAACCATTGCTTAAGGAGGGCTAGATCATGGCAGCCCCAATGCGCAGTACAGACTTTCGGTCGATAGTTGAGCCAATCCTCAACGAGTGTTTCGATGGAGTCTATGATCAGCGTGCCGACGAGTGGTCGCGTGTTTTCCGCGAGCAGGACGGCATTCCCCGTAACTACCACGAAGAGCCAGTGCTCTATGGTTTTGGCTTGGCACCGTTGCTTCCTGACGGCAGCCCAGTCACTTACCAGCAGGGTGGCGTACTCTTCCTCAAGCGCTATGTGTATGCAGTTTATGGTTTGGCCTTCGCGCTGACCAAAGTGCTTGTTGAGGATGGCGATCACATCCGCATCGGCTCGGTCTATGCCCGTCACTTGGCACAGTCCCTGGTTGAAACCAAGGAAACCCTGTGCGCCAATGTGCTGAACAACGCCTTCACGGGCGGTCAGTATGCTGGTGGCGACGGTGTGGCACTTAACAGTGCTTCGCACCCCATCGTGAATGGCACTTTCAGCAACCTGCTGACCAACGCTGCTGTTCTCAGCCAGACCTCGCTTGAGCAAATGCTCATTCAGATCCGTCAGGCAGTGGACAACAACGGGAAAAAGATTCGCCTCGTGCCACGACAGCTTGTCGTCGCTCCTGGCAATATCTTCCAGGCTGAGGTCCTACTGAAGTCCGTCTTGCGTGCTGGCCAAGCAAACAACGACATCAACCCAGTCAAATCCATCGGCTTGCTCGATGAAGGCGCTGCGGTCCTGTCGCGTTTGACTTCGAGCACTGCATGGTGGGTCCAGACCGATGCGCCCGAGGGCATGAAGCTCATGATGCGCCGCCGCCTTGAAAAGACCATGGAAGGTGACTTTGAAACCGACACCATGCGCTACAAGGCAACCGAGCGTTACGATGTCGGCTTCACCGATCCTCGTGCAATGTACGGTACGCCTGGCGTCTAACCCCTGATGGCGGGGGAAACCCCGCTAGGAGAAAGTAAATGGCTCTTACAAACTTCCCTAATGGGATTACGAGCTTCGGGGTTCCCGTCATCGGTGGCATCGGCGGCATCCCGTTCTCGGGAAATTGGTACTTTGTTGACCCGGTCAATGGCGCTGACGGTAACGACGGCTCTGCTGACTATCCTCTAGCAACGCTTTACGCTGCGATCAACCGTGCTGTATCAGGCAATAACGATGTCATTGTCCTGATGAGTAACGGTGCATCAAGTGGCACGGCTCGCCTGTCTACAGCTTTGGCTCAGACCATCGATCCGACTGCCACTACCGGCACGCTGAATTGGAACAAAAATGCCACGCATTTGATTGGCATGGGCGCTCCAACTCGCGTAGGTCAGCGTGCGCGTATTGCACCTCCCACGGGCACCTACACGGCTACGACCTTCAATGCAGACACCTTCATTAATGTCACGGGCGCTGGCTGCTTGTTTGCCAACATCGACATTTTTGTTGGCTTCAGCACTGGGTCTGCAAGCATGGTTGGTGTGCTTGAGGCGGGTGGACGCAATGCGTACCAGAATGTAAATATCCAGGGCATGGGTGATGCAGCATCAGCAGGCGGTTCTGCTGCTCGCACGCTGAAGATCACAAGCCAGGAAAACACATTCACTGATTGCGTGCTTGGCCTTGACACAGTGGCTCGTTCTGCAGCAAATGCAACGGTTGAGTTGGCCTCGGGCACTGCCCGTAACAGCTTCATTGGTTGCACATTTCCGTTCCAAACCTCAGCAGCAACACCACTGGGCGTTTTGGCATCGGCTGCTTCGGCCATCGATCGTTGGCAGTTGTTCCAGCAGTGCACCTTTATCAACAGCGTCCAATCAGGTTCCACAACCATGAACGGATTGGCAACGCTTCCTGCCTCGGCTGGTGGCTTGCTGATGATGAAGGATTGCTCAATGGTAGGCATCACTGAATTTGGCACTGACGCGACCACTCGTGGTCAAATCTATGTCGATGGTGGCGCACCCACTGCTGCAACTTCCGGCATCGCTGTCAACCCAACCTAAGTTTCTGGCCCTTCGGGGCCAGTCTTGAAAGGACTAGAGATGGGTCAGTTTAAGCCGATGGTCAAAATGATGACCACTGAGCCTTCAGTTGTGCTGAAGCTCAAAAAGGGCGGCCATGTGTCCAAGAAGCATGGTGGCAAGTCGGATGGCCACAAGATGATGAACGGCGGCGTGATGGCTGGGCTTGCTGAAGGCCCAACCCCAAGCCGCATGCAGATGGGTCAGGGCACTTTGCCCGGCCGCGCACCTGCTCGTCCATCGTTGGCCATGCGTCGCAAGATGGCACGCCCCATGATGAAAGAAGGTGGCGAGTCCAAAGCCGAACACGCAGCCGAAATGAAGAAGATGGCAGGCACGGAAGCTAAGCTCAAAAAGCATGCTTCCATGCCAGCATCGAAGGCTCATAAAGGTCTTGCGACAGGCGGCGTTGCGATGAGCAATGCTGGTGGCTACAAAGATGGCGGCATCATCAAAGTGGCAGCCTCTGAGAAGGGCGCAAAGGGCTATGTAAGCACTAAGATGGACACGGCTGAAGGTGAGCATCACACGCCTAAAAAGACGGGTGAAGTGTCCATGGGCAAGCCTGGTGGCTACAAGCGTGGCGGTAAAGCGTATGCCAAGGGTGGTGGCGTTGAGGGTAATGTCTCAACATCCTCGCCTGGTGTAAGCAATACCACCACAGGCGAAGTCAAGAAGGGCAATGCTGGCGGCTTCAAGAAAGGTGGTGCCTTAAAAAAGCACTACGCTACGGGGGGACTTGTTGATTCAGGCAAACCCGTAGCCTACCCCAAGCACCCAGTATCGAAGCCTGTAGCTAATACCATTCAATCGGGCACTTTCAAGAAGGGCGGCAAGGTTAAGTACGACACAGGCGGTAAAGTGGATGTATCGAAACCTGTTGCTGATCCCGAGGCCACCGCAGCGAAAGCCAAGCGTGACCTTGAGGATGCCTTGAATCCCGTAAGCATGGTCAAAGAGCTTGGCGGCAAGTTGATGGATAAGATCCGCGGTAAGGGATCAGTCACTGAGACCAAAGAATCGGTCACAGTAACGCCACCACAAGCCCGTCGAAAAGCAGGCGGCGCGTGCTAGATAGCGGGGGCTTCGGCCCCTGCATCACATTGAAGGACAATCATGAAGGTAGTGACCGTATCCAAAACCGGGGTAGGCTCAAGCAGCACCGTGGTCATGAATACCAACATCAGCCCGTTCAATGTGGGCTTTGGTGTCACGGTATCAGGCACGGTTGATTACACCGTCCAGCACTCATTTGACGACCCTGCAGGCACCATTTCTAACTGGTTTAGTCATCCCACGGTAGCAGGCGAAGTAGCGGCTGCTGATGGCAACTATGCATTCCCAGTTACGGCCATCAAGCTGCTGGTCAACTCAGGCTCTGGTACTGCAACGCTTAAACTCATTCAAGCAGGTATTTGATGGCTCCTGTTGGCTACTCAAGCGTTGCCAACCAAGCCAATACCTCGGATGGCTTTGCATTAGGTGTTGGTGCCCAGAATGTCATTGGTGGCACCGACTACGGCCTTGATGTTGGTGATGATGGCGTAGTTGATACTTACGGCACCTTGCCGCCAACCACTTTTTATATCCTGGATGAGACTTCTCCAGGGTATGTGCTGCAAGAAGACAACAGCAAAATTGTTTTGGAGCAATCGTAATGGCTGACCAAAAAATCTCGGCAATGCCAGCAGCCGCAACACTGACGGGCGCAGAGCTTGTGCCGTTAGTGCAAAGTGGCGCGAATGTGCAATCAACCATCGGTGATTTGCGTGCGTTTGGCGCGGCTTATGGCGGCTTTAGCAGCACCCTAGATCAGACGGGAAGCACCACTGTTGGCACGGCCATGACTTGCAATACGGTAGACATTACCGATGGCATCACGGTGGTCAGCAATAGCCGTTTTACAGTGCCTAATGACGGCATTTATAACTTTCAGTTTAGTGCTCAGTTCAAGAATGTTGATAACGCGCAGAACATTGTCACGATTTGGATCAAGATCAACGGCTCAGATCTTGCTAACTCGGCAACCAATGTAACCATACCAGCGCGTAAGAGCGCCAGCATTTTTGGCTTTGGTGTGGCGTCATGGAACTTTTATTTGGACCTTAATGCTAATGACTATGTGCAGTTGTTTTGGCTGCCTGAATCGACGGATGTAACGCTTGAAGCATTGCCATCGAGTGTGACGCCTGCGTACCCGGCTATCCCCTCGTTGATTGTTACCATGGGGCAGATAGCTTAAATGCCTGCCAAGACTAAAGCGCAGTTCCGGCTCATGAAAGCTGCCGAGAACAATCCGAAGTTTGCCAAGAAGGTTGGCATTCGACCTGATGTGGCTGCAGAGTACACGCAGTCCAATGTAAAGGGGAAATCGTATGCAAAGCTTCCTGAACAGCTTAAGAACGGCGGTCCGAGCCTGGCGATTGGCCGCGGTGAGAAGCTTCCGGCAGATCAAGGCGCGGGTCTTACCGCCAAGGGCCGGGCAAAGTACAATCGAGAAACAGGATCAAACCTAAAAGCGCCACAGCCCCAGGGAGGGCCAAGGCGTGATTCGTTTTGCGCTCGTATGGGTCCAGTTGCGCGTAAATCTGAGCGCGGATCTCGAGCCAGAGCGTCCATGAAACGCTGGAATTGTCCGGGCTGGTGAAATGTCCTATTCCGATACTTATGGCCAGGTTTTTAATGTCCAAACGCTGATTGACCACGCTGCGAGGCGCTGTGGCAAGCTTGCTGAAGAGCTAACTAGCGAGCAATTACTAACCGCACGCGAGTCGCTTGGCTTCACACTGACTAACCTGATCAACATTGGCATCCAATACTGGGCCATAAAGAAGGAAGTCATCGGCCTAACGCCAGAAAAGTACATTTACACGCTGCCAGTGGGCGCCAATGACGCCTTGAATGTGCTCTACCGCACATTAACAAGGCCTTCGGGCAGCTACTCGAGCAGCGCTGGCGGCAATGCAGCCTATGCAGGGGACAGCGATGTTGATACCTACTGCCTGCAAACAAGCACTAATGGCAATATCGCGATCAATTTTGGCACCAGCAACCCGATTTATGCTGGGTCAATCGGCCTGCTCCCCTATATTTCTGGTGGTGGAAGTGCCACATGGACTCTCACCCTCGAGTATTCGACCGATGGATCAACTTGGAACACCTTGTATGACATCGGATCAGTGGTTGTCACCGATAAAAAATGGGCTTGGTATGACATCGACCCTGGTCAGAGCGTCCAATACTACCGAGTAAGGGCGTCTGGTGGCACAACACTGGCTTTGCGTGAGTTTTATGTGGGCAATAACTCGCGTGAAATCCAGATGGCAAGGCTTAATCGCGACGATTACACCAATTTGCCCAACAAAAACTTCACAGCTAATCAGCCCTACCAGTTTTGGTTCAATCGCACGGTCCCACAGCCTGAAATTTACCTCTGGCCAGTCCCCAACGAGTGGTATGTGCAAATGACGGTCTGGTATTCCAAGCAAATCATGGATGTGGGTGATTTGACTGACGAATTGCAGATCCCACAGCGCTGGTATCTGGCCACGATCGGCATGTTGGCGCACCAATTGAGCATGGAATTGCCTGCTGTGCCCATGGAGCGCATCAAATACCTCGAGGACCAGGCTGGTAAGTACCTGGCACTGGCCGAGGCTGAAGAACGCGACCGCAGCCCGATTTACCTGGCCCCGAATATTTCAGTTTATACGAAATGAGCGCCTGCACTTTGTATTGGATAAGGGCAAGTCATCACTCAGATTTTATGAGCGAAGGTTATATTGGCGTTTCAAAAAACGCTAAACATAGATGGAAGTATGGCCACTATTGGGCGCAAAAGAATGATCGACATGAGAATCCTAGGCTTGCCAATGCTATAGCCAAATATGGATGGGAAAACTTGTTAAAAGAGGTATTGGTAATTGGCTCAGAAGATTATTGCTATGAGCTTGAATCAAGAATTCGTTGTACAGATACGATGGGCTGGAATATCGCCCCTGGCGGCAAAAAGCCGCCAATATCAAAAAGTCGTGGGTATGACTATGTAAGTCCGCTTAAGGGTGTTTCGCGCCCAACGCCTTGGCTGGTTGGAAGATCAAAAAAGATGCCTGATAACTTTGGAAGTCTGGGTGGTAAAGCAGGCAAGGGTCGCAAGCAGACTGCCGAGCAAATTGCGAAGCGAGTTGCGTCGCGCCGCGCTACTCTAGAATCTCAGGGTAGGACAAAATAATGCCGATGTTTCTTGACACTGAGGGTTATTCCGACATCGCGATCGGTATTTGCGATCGGTGTCGCATGAAGCGTCCTCACGCCACCTTGGGGCCTGACATCAACTTTCCAGGGCTGATGGTGTGCGAGGAAAATTGCAGGGATGAGAAAGATCCTTATCGGTTACCGGCACGGCAAACTGAGCGCATCAACTTGCGCTTTCCGAGACCTGATGTGTCAGTGGCTGCAATCCAGGATAATCTGGTGACAACGGATCAACAAAATGTCATTGTCTCGACGGAAGGCAATACCCAGACGCCTGAGAACAATGGGAACCTCGATGGAATAGCGGTGTCACCCTAATGGCCAATCAAACCATCACCCAGTTACCGACCGCCGATGCCCTCACGGGTACCGAGCTTGTGCCCATCGTTCAGGATGGTGGCACCGTCAAAACGACGGTGGCAGATATTGCCGCGGTCCCTGTAACCAATTACAGCTTTGTCACAGCAACGAGTGAAGGCTCACTCTCGCAATCACGCCAATTAAGCACTTCAGGTGGTGGCTTAACGCTCACAGATAACGGCGCTGGCTCAACCCTCGTTCTAAGCCTCTCTGGAGCGCCTGCAAGCCTCGTAACAGCAGGGACAGGTATTCAGGTCAAGACCAACGCAACAACGCTCACAGCGCGCTCTATCGCGGCTGGAACGGCAGGTATTAGCGTTGCCGATGGCGATGGCGTTGCTGGCAACCCAACGGTGTCGCTTTCAGGCTTGGTTCTCAACCTGGCGCAGTCTTCAGGCGTTGGCCTTTTATCGCGCACCAGTGGCAACAGCATCGGCGTTGTCACGCTTACGGGCACGGCTGATGAGATTGATGTAACCAACGGCACAGGTGATGGCGCTAATCCCACGGTGGGATTGGCTGATAACCCAGTAGTGCCTGGCACCGCATCGATGACGCTGCCCAAGGGCAATACTGCGCAAAGGCCTGTCGCACAAGACGGGATGATTCGCTTTAACACGCAGTTATCGCAGTTTGAAGGTGCCATTGGTGGCACTTGGACCAATGCACTGGGTGCTTCAGGTATCTCAGGCTACTCAGGGTTTAGCGGCTTCTCAGGCTTGGGCCTGTCGGGCTATAGCGGCATTTCTGGCTTTAGTGGTATCTCGGGGTTCAGTGGCATTTCGGGTTACAGCGGCACTTCAGGCTTTTCAGGCTCTGGCGTATCGGGTTACTCGGGCACTTCAGGTTTTAGTGGCATCTCAGGATTCTCAGGGATCAGCGGTTTTTCAGGCATATCGGGCTTCAGTGGGATTTCTGGCTATTCGGGATCGGGCATCTCGGGTTACTCAGGCTCGGGTATTTCTGGCTTTTCAGGCACCTCGGGGTTCTCTGGCTTTTCAGGTATTTCAGGCTTTAGTGGGATCTCAGGCTTTTCAGGGATTAGTGGGTTTTCAGGCATTAGTGGCTATTCAGGATTCAGTGGCTATTCAGGTCTTGATGGCGTAGCCCAAAGCGGCACATCAGGATTTTCTGGGCGCTCTGGTTTTAGTGGCTTTAGCGGCATCTCTGGGTTCTCAGGTATCTCAGGTTTTTCTGGTATCTCAGGCTTTAGTGGCATCAGTGGATTCTCAGGGTTTAGTGGCATTTCAGGATTCTCAGGCTCTGGCATATCAGGCTTTTCTGGCTCAGGCATCAGTGGCTTTAGTGGCACCTCTGGCTTCTCGGGCATATCAGGATTTAGCGGCATATCAGGATTCAGTGGGATTTCAGGGTTTTCTGGTCGCTCTGGCTTTAGTGGGATTTCAGGGTTCAGTGGCTTCTCAGGCATTTCAGGGTTTTCAGGCATATCAGGGTTCAGTGGCTTCTCGGGCATTTCTGGATTCAGCGGCTCGGGCGTTTCAGGATTCAGTGGTGTCAGTGGATTCTCTGGCGCGCCACCAACCAATGTGACCACTACAGCAAGCGCAACGGCAGGCTTTATCTTGTTTGCCACCAATTCAACAACGGGCAGTCAAGCCGTGCTTGTGGATGCAGGCTTGTCAGTGAATGGCAGCACTAACGCAATCACAGGTGGGGTTGACGGTGGAACTTTCTAATGAAGTATTCAATTGTCATACCGACCTACAACCATTGTGATGACCTACTAAAGCCCTGCTTAGAGTCTGTCTTCAAGTACACCGACATGGCCGATGTGGAATTGGTCATTTCGGCCAATGGTTGTACGGACAATACCGATGTCTACCTGAAAGAGCTAACGCAGCGCTTTACCAGCATCGGCTTTGAGAAGCACATCAAAGTTGTTTGGAATGACAAGCCCTTGGGTTATTCAGGCGCTTGCAATGCTGGCATCGTAGCTACGCGCACTGACAAGATTGTCCTGCTTAACAATGACACGGTCCTGCTGCCCCAGGAAAAGAGCCAGTGGCTGCACATGCTGGACCATCCCTTCGTCAATCCTCAGTGTGGCATATCAGGGGTTATCAAAGGACCGTCAGAGCCTGCAGGCCGTGACTTTGTAGTCTTCTTTTGCGTGATGATTCGCAGGCGCGTATTCAGCCAGATTGGCTTGCTCAGCATGGACTTTGGCGTGGGCGGTGGCGAGGATACCGAGTTTTGCATTCGCGCTGAAGAGGCAGGCTACGAGGTGACTGAATGCTCGCCAAAGCAGTGGGATGGCTCACAGTACACAGGCGTCTTTCCGATTTATCACAAGGGTGAGGGCACGATGCTCGATCCCAAGCTGGTTGATAACTATCACGACATCTTTTTGCGCAACTCACTCAAGCTTGCCAAGATGTATAACCGTGAGTGGTATCGCTGGCGTTTATCGAATTACTGGGAGCGCGCAGTCTTCTTGAAAGGCGATCCAGTTTTCCCGAGAGAGTCAACTCGGTATCAATGGGCTGCAAGCCATGCAGGCCGCAACATTTTAGAGATTGGTTGCTCGAGTGGTTACGGCTCTCAGTTCATGCCTGACAAGCCTTACATTGGCCTTGATTACGATCCAATCATTGTGGATGTGGCCAACGAGCAGCAATGGACACCTCACTGCCAGTTCCATCATGCTGACATCAATACTTACCCTTTTGATCAGTACGACACGATCATTGCTTTTGAGGTTATCGAGCACTTAGACAATGGCCTTGAAATCCTGCAAAAGCTAAAGCAGCATTGCAAGACCCTGCTGTTTACGGTGCCGATGAATGAGCCACCAGGTTTTTGGGGTCCGCATCACAAGTTGCATGGCCTGAATGAATCGCACTTTCCTGGCTTTCATTTTGAGTACATCGATGAGGAAGGCGCCATCTCAACAGCGCCTAAAGCCATTGACGATAAGAATCGGTTAAACCTGCTGATCGGGCGCTGGCATGCCTAGCATTCTGTGCTCAATCTCGACACGAGGCCGCACGCATACCTTCTTGCCGATGGCCTTGCAGGCCGTGATGAATCAGACACGCAAGCCTGACAAGCTTGTGATCTTTGATGATAACGACGAGCATTTAGACCTGCGCCAGGACCCGATGTACAGCAAGTATTTCTTCATGCTTGAGCGCAAAGGCATTGCTTGGGAATGGCTCTGGGCAGGCAAAAAGGGCCAGCATCACAATCATCAAATGGCCAATTGCATGGGCTATGACTGGGTGTGGCGCGTGGATGATGATGCCCTTCCTGAGCCTGGCGTACTCGAGCAATTAGCTAAGCACATTGCGCCTGATGTGGCAGGCATTGGTGGCTCAGTCTTTATGCCAGGCCATGACTTTGAGACGGCCAAGCCTACAGGCAAGATTGACTACATTGATCATGAGCCAAATCCACAGTGGCAGACCATTCACAAGGTCAGAGAGGTGGATCATCTTCACTGCACCTTCTTGTACCGTGCTGGGATTTATGACTACAACCTAGGCCTGTCCCGCGTGGCACACCGCGAAGAGACGCTATTCAGTTGGGGTTTGAAGCTTAAAGGCTACAAACTGCTGGTTGTACCCAATGCAGTGACCTGGCACCTGAAAGCGCCATCAGGTGGTATCCGCATGGATAACAACGATCAGTTGTTTGCGCATGACGAGCAGATCTTCCGCAACACGATGGCATTCAGAGATGCAACGATTGTGGTGCTTAACAACGGCATGGGCGATCATGTGGTCTTCAAGCATGTGCTGCCATCCATTAAGAACCCTGTGGTGTTTGGCTGCTATCCTGAGATCATCCCGTGCAGGTCCATCGCTGAGGCCAAAGACTTATTTGGCGACATCGAAATGTATAACATTTATGCGAAAATGGACCGTTGGAAGTGGAAGTCAAGCCTTGAGTCAGCTTACCGAAAGTTGTACTTATGATTGTGATCGCACCCTTTGCCAAAAAGCTATCCAACGGGAAGAAGAATCCCAAGGATTACCCGTTTTGGGAGGAGCTTATCCCGATGCTGCCCAAGCCTGTGGTACAGGTGGGAGTGGAGGGTGAGCCGCGGTTGGTTGATGACTTTCGCAAGAACCTGCCGCTCAATGCTTTGTGCAACCTCATCCGCGAGTGCGATACCTGGATTTCATGCGATAGCTTCTTGCAGCACTTTGGGTGGGATTTGGGCAAGCCTGGGATTGTGCTGTGGTCAGTATCGGACCCCAACATCTTTGGCCACCCTGAGAACATCAACCTGCTCAAGGACCGCGCTAATCTCGTGCCCAACCAGTTTTTGTGGTGGGACTGCTATGAGCATGACCCCAGCAAGTTTGTCGCGCCAGAGATCGTTTTAAGGGCTGTGAAAAGCCTTTTGTACCTTGAACGCGCAGCCTAAAAATGATGAAATTGACTGATTCACGGAGGTAAAAATGCCTGCAACCAATTACACGCCCATCCAGCTTTATCGCAGCACGACTTCGGGCAACCTACCCCTTGCTGCCAATCTTAGTCCTGGCGAATTGGCGCTGAACATTGCTGATACCGACATGACGATGTATTTCGAGAATGCATCGGGTGTCGTCAAGCGCTTTTTCAACAATCCTGCCGAGCTTAAGTACCCTACGGCTGATGGCACGAGTGGGCAATTTTTGACAACCAATGGCGCAGGTGTTTTAAGCTTTGGCTCGGTAGCAGCAGGTGCCCTGACCAACAATACCCGTCAAGCCGTTACATCATCAGCTACAACCACGATCAACCTAAACAGTGGCAATGTCATCGACTTAACGATGGCAGCAAACATCACGACACTTTCGTTTACCAATGTGCCTGCAAGTGGCACGCCGATTTTGATTCAGATCGTAGTGAAGAATGCCTCGGACGGTACGGCCTATACGATTGTTTGGCCTAATTCAGTGTATTGGAGCGGGCAGTATGCTGCTGCGACGATCAGCACCGTACAAACGGCACCGACCTTAGCTACCGGCGCAAACGGCATTACTGTTATTGCATTGCTTACAACGGATGGTGGTACGAAATGGCGTGGCTGGGTGGAAGCTACGATTCCGGGGGGAACGCAAGGTCAACTTTATTCTTGGGGAAATGGAGTTGCTGGCAAACTTGGTCAAAATAGTGCGGCCTCCATATCTTCTCCTACACAAGTTGGGGCATTATTGAATTGGGCAAGTGTATCAGGCCAAGCCCAAGCTGTGGCTATAAAAACAGATGGAACAATGTGGTCTTGGGGTTATAATGCTCAAGGTCAACTAGGTCAAAATAATATTATTTCCCGATCCTCCCCTGTACAAATTGGATCGCTTACTACTTGGGCTAGCGCGACAACAAATAATTCCTCTTGCGCAGCACTGACAGTATCAGGACAATTATTTACTTGGGGTAATAATACCAATGGTTCCTTGGGGCATAATAGTTTATTAACTTTATCATCGCCAGTTCAAGTCGGAACACTGACCGATTGGGCAGAAATTTCTGGCGGTGGTCAAGCATTTCTGGCTCGTAAAACTAATGGGACCATGTGGTCTTGGGGGCTGAACTACCAAGGTGTTTTAGGCCAAAATGATAATCCTTTTGGCAGTTTTGCCAGATCATCTCCGACTCAAATAGGTGCATTAACTACATGGTCAAAAATAAACATGGGCGTTTATCGAGCAGCAGCTATAAAAACTGATGGCACGGCTTGGGTTTGGGGCCATAATCTTTGGGGGGAATTGGGTATTAATTCTACAACTAGCATGTCTTCACCTGTACAGCTTGGTGCATTAACGACTTGGAAAAGCATAAATGTTGCTTCCGGTAATTATTCTAACTGTCACATGCTCGGAATTCTTACAACCGGAGAATTGTATGCCTGGGGTCGTAACCAATATGGAAATTTAGGGCTTAACCACACATATCCAAGATCCTCTCCTGTACAAGTTGGTGCATTAACAACCTGGGATAAAGCGTCGGCAGGATTCGGAACTTCTTCTGTAATAAAGACGGACGGCACGCTATGGTCATGGGGTAGAAATAGCGATGGTCAACTTGGGCAAGGCAACACAACACCTAGATCATCGCCAGTTCAGGTTGGGGCATTAACAAATTGGGGGTTTATATCAGCCGGTTCCGGTAATGCTACATTTGGTATTACTCAAACATCAATCAGTCCTGCATGATGCACTTCTTATCTGGCTTACCACGCTCTGGATCCACGGTTCTTGCCGCGATCCTGAATCAAAACCCCCTGGTGCATGTCACACCAACATCAGGGCTAATTAGCATCATGGGCGCTGTGGCTGAGAAGTGGGAGCGTGATGAGTCCATTCATGTCCAAGGTCGCAATGACGATGACATGATTCGCATGTTGCGCGGGTTGATGCAAGCCAAAAACGAGACCATTACCAAGCCTGTCATCATCGACAAAAACCGTGGCTGGCCTGCGCCACCGATCATGAAGACCATGACGAAAGTCTTAGGTCAAAAGCCCAAGATCATTGCAACGGTTCGCAGCGTGCCTGACTGCATTGCATCCTTTGTGCGTGTTGTTAAACCAGACAATGTGCAAAAGTTTTTGGCCGAGACACACCTCATTGATGTGGTCAAAACAGGCTATGTGACGCTGCACGCAGGCATGTTGGAAGATCCCCTGTCCTTTTGCTTGATTGAGTACGAAGACCTGCTTGCTGACCCCAAAACACAGCTTGATCGCATTCATCAGTTCTTGGAGCTTGAGCCTTTTACCTATGACTTTGAGCGCATTGAAGGTTCAGTAGTAGCTGAGAAAGATGATGAGGTTTGGGGCATCCCTGGTTTGCACGACATCAAGCCTAAGCTTGAGCGTCAGCACAAGCAAACAGCCCAAGAGGTCTTGGGGCACCGTTATCACGAGTTTAACCAACCACGCTTTTGGCTTGGTGAAACGGAAGAGTCAAGACCCAAACAGCCCCTCGATTTGCAATTGGAAGCAGGCCGTCGCGGTGACTTCCAAAAAGCTTGGGAGATTGCCCAGCACCTTGAGCGCGTTGAGCCTGAAAACCACCGTGCAGCCTATAACCGAGGCTTGTATGTGCTGATGCAAGGCAAGCTGCAAGAAGGTATGCAGTTACTTGCCAGGGGTAGGATTGAGCAGGTCTTCGGCAATCGCAAGCCTCAAGTGCCCACAGAGCTTTGGCAGGGTCAACCTCATCAAACCGTCTTGCTTTACTTAGAAGGTGGCTTAGGCGATCAAATTCACCAGATGCGCTTTGTGCAAGACATTACGGCTCGCAACTGCCAAGTGATTGTGGCTTGCTCGCCCGAGCTTGTAACGCTCTTTGCAACGGTTCCCAATGTGCGTGCGGTAGCCGTTCACGAAGCGGCCCCAGGCGTTTATCACCATGCTTGGGTGCCTGGAATGTCAGCGCCAATACCTTTAGGTATTGAGTACAAGGATGTGTGGGGTCGCGCTTATATCCCCTGCCCACAAGTCACAAAGGACAAATTCCGTATCGGTTTGCGTTGGCAGGGTAATCCCAACTTCGAGCACGATCATCGCAAGTATTTCCCACCTGAGTTGCTCTTTAACGCTGTTAAAGGCTTTGATGTTGAGTTTGTGTCCTTGCAGCGTGATGAAGGCGCACAGCATCGACCTGAATGGATTGCTGAGTCCAAGCTTGACTCATGGCAAGATACGCAACTTGCGGTGGCAGGCTGTGACTTAGTCATCTCATCATGTACCTCAGTGGCTCACCTATCGGCTGCGATGGGCATACCGACTTGGGTTGCTATCCCAATCCTGCCTTATTACTTGTGGGCCTTACCTGGAAGTAGCGTTCCTTGGTACGATGCTGTTCGATTGTTCAGGCAGAGCAAATACGATACTTGGGATGATGTTTTTGAAATGATTCGCAGTGAACTTAGCGATTACTTGAATGGGGTACATCATGGCAGGATTAGATCTATGGGTTAAGGTTGAAGACGGGAAGGTAGTGCGTGGTGCTAATTTACTGCCACCTGATGTCTCAGCCTGGGGTGCTGATAAAGATGCGCTGATTCGCTCGGGTTGGTATCCCGTTGTTTCAGTGAAGCCTGATTCGATGGATACGCGCACTGAGGTGTGGGATTCTGAAAGCTACGAGATCAAGGACGATCATGTAGTCTGGACGCTCGTTAAGCGATCCAAGACGCAAGAAGAGCTTGATGCCGAGGCAGCAGAGCGTTGGCGCTTGTGGCGCATTGAGCGCAACTTCAGGCTTGCCGAAACTGATTGGGTCATTATCAAGTACCTGGAAGCAGGTCAGGCTATTCCCGAGGCATGGGCAACCTACCGTCAAGCCTTGCGTGATTTGCCTACCATCGTTGATTTCAACGGTTTAGATTGGCCTGTTAAGCCCACATGAAGTCGCTCTTCTACAGCTATGACATGGCTGTGGAGCGGGCTTACATTATCCGCATCCCAGGGCATGAGGTATCTGAGCGCAAGGCTAACGAAGCTGCTAAGTCCTGCGCCTCGATTGGTATGCCCTATCAGTTTTGGGATGCCTATAACGGCTTAGAAGACCCCATCCAGCCACCTGCTCACCACAGTCAGGTGATGAACTTGATCAAGGTGACTGACCACTACCTCACACGCGGTGAAGTGGCCTGTGCGCTCTCACATATAAGCCTGTGGGCCAAATGCATTGAAGATGACAAACCCCTTGTCATTCTTGAGCATGATGCGGTAATGGTTCAGCCTTATCGCCAGCATGCGGTTTACAACTCAATTTGCTATCTTGGGTGCCATGAGCAAACGCAAAAGGGATGGGCTGTGATGCCTACGCCACCACACGCGTCTGAAGGCCCTAATTATCATTTCATTTGCCGTGCTCATGCCTACGCAATTGACCCTGCGGTAGCTAAAAACCTGCTCTCGCATGTGATTAAGTACGGTATTGCTGTGCCTTTAGATATTCTGATTCGTGCTGATATTTTCCCGATTCATCAAATGGGCGTGTACGCTACAGACGCACCTGATAAGACTGAGACAACCATCCTTGGACGCCCCAAGCATGGCCGAACAACTGACCGCAACGATAAGTTAGCCGCATGAAAAAAATCTTGATCATGGGCCTGCCAGGAGCAGGCAAGACCTTTATGGCTGAGGCTTTGAAGAAGCGTCTGGAGGCCAGCACTGAGATCCCCGTCGAAACATTGGCGCAGTGTGAGGTGGTGCCCACCTTTTATCGACCCAGCGTGAAATGGTTCAATGCTGATGAGGTCCGCAAGAAGTATAACGACTGGGACTTTAGCCATGAAGGGCGCATTCGCCAGTCCTTACGCATGGCTGAGTTTGCCATGACTGCCAATGCTGACTATGTGATCTGTGACTTTGTGGCACCGCTGCCTGAGATGCGTCACAACTTCAAGGCTGACTGGGTGATCTGGATGGACACCATCGATCAGGGCCGCTATGAAGATACAAACAAAGCTTTCGTATCACCTGATCTCTATGACTTTCGTATTACCGAGAAAGACGCTGATAAGTGGTCTGACTTCATCGCTGACCACATCTTAAATGACCGTCGCAGACCACGCTTTGACTGGAAGAAAGAGACCGTTCAAATGCTTGGACGCTGGCAACCTTGGCATCCTGGCCATCGCAAACTCTTTGAGCGTGCGATTGCCAAGACAGGTCAGGTAGTCATTCAAATCCGCGATTGCCAGGGCTGGAACGGGTCCAATCCCTTTGCTGCCGAGCAGGTCAAGGACTTCATTAGGCGCGATCTTGATCCTCTGTATCAGGGCCAATATGAGATTCAGCTAGTGCCCAATGTTGTAAACATCACCTATGGCCGTGATGTGGGCTACAAGATTGAGCAGGAAGTGTTTGACGATGCGACGCACTCCATCTCAGCCACCAAGATCCGCGAGAAAATGGGTCTCAAATGATCCCTAAAATCATTCACATAGCCTGGAATGACAAGGAGGTGCTCAAGAGTGACGCGCCTCTCATCAAGCATGGCCTTAAAAAGCTTGTTGAACTCAACCCTGATTGGGACTTGCAGATCTCTGACGATGCTGACATCGAGGCCTACCTGCAAGAGAAAATGGCTGAGGACTATGAGCTTGCTCAGCCCTTGCACATTGTGGCCAAGACCGATATCTGGCGTCTTTACAAAATGTTCTTAGAGGGTGGCCTTTACATTGATATTGACAGGCTTTGCAACATGCCCCTGTCAAAACTAATTGACGATGACACTCGGCAAGTTTTGCCGACTTGCCGCAACCATGACTTCTCGCATGACTTCATGTTGAGTGCGCCGCATAATCCGATCTACCGATCTGCTATCAGGCACTGGCTTGGCCGTCGCAAGCTTGGCGCTGACAGCATTTACTTCCTGGGCGCGCAGACTTACATGCACGCCATCACAGAGACGCTTTTTGGCGGCATCATCGATACCAATCCAGGCGAAGAAGTGATGCAGCAAATGCGCGGTGCTGTGAACCAAGTGCAAGGTCTGAAATGCATCATGGAAGTGCCACCACATCGGACCGTCATTCACGAGGGCTTTGCAGGCAACTGGGAGCAAATGAAGCGAGACTTTTACGCTCAAAACGGTTTGCGTCACTGGACAGGTGAGTGGTGAACTTTGATAAGCGCATCATCGTGGTGGATGACTTCTTCCCCAACTTTGCAGACATTCGTCAGATTGCGCTGCAGGCTGAGTATGAAGCGCCAGGAGAGCGTAATTACCCTGGGTGCAACAGCACGCAGGCGTTTTGGTCATTGGACCTTAACAACATGCTCTCAGCGATTACAGGCGATATTGTGTTCCCAACGCCTACCTCAAGCTGTGGCCACTTTCGCTTTACCTGCGAGCATGACACTTCAACCCAAGTCATTCACTTTGATCCCAAGCCTCAGCAGGTTTGGGCTGGGGTTATTTACCTAAGCCTGCCCGAGCATTATGCTGGCAAGCAGGCTGGCACATCCATGTATCGCCACCGCAAGTCAGGCATGGAAGTAGCGCCACGGGACCATATCGAAGCACAAGCCATCGGTGTTACGACGCACGATGACATGGTCAAGTTCTTTGAGACTGAAGGCAAGAACAAAAACTTATGGGAGCCTGTTTTTGACGCCCCGATTCGGACCAATCGCTTGGTTTTGTTTCGGCCCTGGATGTGGCATTCGATGGGAGATCACTTCGGTACCGATGTGACTAACAGTCGGCTGACACAGTTAATTTTCTTGAATGCTTTATGACCATGGAACAAAACATCGAAACCAAGTTTTCAGTCCACGAGGCAGTTTGTGCGCAGCGTTACGAACAAATTGAAAAGCGACTAAAAGATGGCAGCACACGCATGCGGCATATTGAGATCTTGTTGTACATCACGATTGCCGCGGTCTTGCTTGGACCAGGTGTCGCGGCCATGTTTGTCAAGAAATTGTTTGGGATATGAGCCTTGACCTTTTTGTGTTTATTCATTCTGTGGGTCTGCCTATTGCTGCCGCTTGCGTTGGCGGTTACTTTGTTTTCCTAACCCTGAAATTTATCCTGGCAGGCGTTACCAGTGGCGTCAACAGTGTGGCAACTATGGTTAACCAGCTTGAAAAGCGCATCGAGACGATGAACACGCAATTGCAGCGCATTGATGTCAAAGTGACGCACAGTCTTGGCTTGCAGCCCGATTACGGGCGCTTGGCTAGGGCTGAGAAAGAGGACAACAGGAAGGATTAAATGGACTTTAATGTCGGCAAACTGGTTGAGGAGTATGGCTTCCCAACGATTGCCGTGGCTGGTCTTATTTATCTGGTGTTTTATGTTTGGAAGTGGTCAACCGAAGAGATTGACCCAACCTTGAGTCAGGCAAAAAAGTCTGTCATTTCACTCATTGATCGGGTCAGGATGTTGGATAACGATTTGATTAGGCTAGATGAAAAACTCCAGACGGTGTTGCAACTCCGAGGTGAGAAAATTCAGCGCGAAACACAAAAGGCCAAGGAAGAGATCAACAAGAATGGAGAACACTGATGTTTGAATTACTTGGTGGCGGTCTACTTGGGAGCATCTTCGGAGGCATCTTTCGACTTGCTCCTGAAGTCCTAAAGTTCTTGGACAAAAAGAACGAGCGTCAGCACGAGCTATCCATGTTCCAACTTCAAACCGACCTGGAGAAGATGCGGGGCGAGTTTAAGATGGAGGAAAAGTATGTTGACTACTCCATTCAGCAGATGGACACAATTAAAGAGGCATTTAAAGAGCAGGCCCAGACCGCAAAAGAGGCTGGCTGGATCGCTAGCTTTATCACTGCTATTACCCGCCCCGGTCTTACTTGGATTGCATTTGGCGTATATGTGGCTGTCAAAGCTGCTGGCCTGACGATTGCTTTTCAAACCAATGCAAACTGGGCTGAAGTGTTAACCAAGAGCTATGATGAAGATGACTTCGCCATGCTGAACATGATGATTTCATTTTGGTTCGTTGGCAGAAGCATAGAGAAGTACCAAAAATCGTGAATGAAGCAAAAAAGCTTTGCAAGGATGTATTGATCAAGCCTTTTGAAGGGCTGGCCAAGCGTTTACCTGATGGCCGTGTGACGGCTTATCCCGACCCTGGTACCCGCGGTCATCCATGGACCATAGGTTGGGGCGCTACAGGCCCTGAAATCAATCCTGGCACGATATGGACCATCGAGCAGTGTGAAGATGCCCTAGACCATCATGTTGAGTATTTCGTGCGTGGTTTGCTCAAGATGTCACCCAGCATTGCTAAAGCGCTTCCGAGGCGCGTAGCTGCGGTTACAAGCTGGGTCTACAATTGTGGGCTTGGCAATTACAGGGTAAGCACCTTCAAAAAACGCGTCGATGCTGACGATTGGGATGGCGCTGCCGAGCAGTGCTTGCTGTGGAATAAAGCCGCTGGCAGGGTTTTGCCAGGCCTAACCCGTAGGAGGGCGGCTGAGGCCGCGTTAATGCGATGAGTTCAGCAACCAAGTCAGATCCAGGCAAATGGAAGCGCATTGTTGCCTCAGTCAAAGCCTCGGGCAAAGGCGGTAATCCAGGTCAATGGAGCGCCCGTAAAGCACAGCTAGCCACACAGAAATACAAAGCCTCGGGTGGGGGTTACAAAGGCCCTAAAAAAGCGGATAATTCGCTCTCAAAGTGGACCAAAGAGGACTGGGGTACGCGCAGTGGCAAACCCAGCACTCAAGGACCCAAAGCAACTGGCGAGCGTTACTTGCCCAAAGCAGCACGAGAGAAGCTCACCCCTTCTGAATACGCGGCAACAACTCGAGCCAAGCGTGAAGGAATGCGGCAAGGCAAGCAATTTGTGCCCCAGCCCGAATCGATTAAGAAGAAGGTGTGGTAATGGCCTACGCAATGACCTACAACAACCTGGTGACGGACATCCAGCAGTACCTGGAGCGCACCGACGCCGAGACCGTTGCCCGTATTCCCACCTTCATCGGACTTGCCGAGCAAGTCATTGCCAGCCAGATCAAGTTTTTGGGCAACCTGACCGTGCAAAACAGCACGATGAATGCAGCCAATCCCGTGATTGATAAGCCTGCACGCTGGCACAAAACAGTCTCAATGAACATCACGGTGGCAGGTAAGCGTTATCCTGTCCTGCTACGAAAGTATGAGTACCTGCGTGAGTATTGGCCTGATCCGACACAAACGGATGTGCCCAAGTTTTATTGCGACTACGATTACACGCACTGGTTTGTAGCTCCGACACCAACAATCGCCTACAACTTTGAAGTGCTTTATTACGAGCGTGTAGCGCCGTTGGATATTGCCAACCAAACCAACTGGTTCACAGTCTATGCGCCGCAAGCGTTGCTTTATGGCTCGCTTTTACAAGCCATGCCTTTTTTAAAGAACGATGAGCGCACACCCGGGTGGCAAGCGCAGTATGACGCCATCATGCAAACCCTCATGGCCGAGGATAAGCTGCGTATCGCTGATCGCCAGGCCATTGCCGCGGATAGTTAATCATGAGCTATACCAGCCCCTTTACTGGCGATGTTGTCCAACCTACGGATGTTTCGTATGAATCGATCACGCTGACTGCAAACTTGCAGTTGGTGTGGCCCATCAACGGCAACCTGAGCACCGACACGCCTGCAGCACGCATCATGGATGTGTCAGCCTCAAGTGCTGGGCTTGAGTTGCGCATGCCTCCTGCTGATGAGGTGTCAGTAGGTCAGGATGCGTTGATCAAAAACACGGGCGCTCACACCTTTACCGTTAAGACATCGGGTGGCACAGGCACCATTGTTGCAATTGCATCGGGCACCTCGCGCTATATCTACTTAACCGATAACACCACGGCTGCAGGCACCTGGTCCAACTTTGAGTTTGGCGCTGGTACCTCGAGTGCTGATGCGGCCACCCTTGCTGGCGCTGGCCTTTTAGCATCGGGACTGACGCTCAATCAAAGCCACCCTGTCGTTTCAGTAGTAGCGAGCCAGGCATTCGTTGATGGCGATCGCGCTAAGACTTATGTATGGGGTGGTGGTGCAACATCAGTGACTCTGCCATCAGCAGCCACGGTGGGCAATAACTGGTTCATGCTCATCAAAAACAATGGCACAGGCACTCTTACCGTTAACACTACGGGTGGCCAACTGATTGATGGTGGTGCAAGCAAAGCCTTTGCGCCTAATGAATCAGCATTCATTGTGTCCACAGGCACTGCCTTTGTGACGATTGGCTATGGTGTCAGCACGCAGTTTGAGTTTGGCGTCTTGACCAAGACTGTCGCAACGGGTGTCTACACGCTGACGGCCAATGAAGCAGCCAATACCATTATGATTTTTAATGGCACGCTCTCTGGCAATGTCACGATTATCGTGCCACCAGTCATTAATTTTTATGTCATCAGCAATCAGTGCTCAGCGCCTGGCGGTGAAACGCTAACCATTTCAACGGGTGCGATAGGTGCCAACACTGCTACCGTGCCAGCATCAGGTCAGGCTACTGTCTTTTGTGACAGCACAAACATCCTAAATGCCAATACTACTCAAGCTGGTGGCACCTCGTTTAGCCTTGTTAATGGCAATGCTGGCAGCCCATCACTTAACTTTGGCTCTGAGACCAATACAGGCGTTTACAGGCCTGGCGCAGGGCGCTTTGGCATTTCAATACTTGGCAATCTTGTCTTAGATACTGATGCTAATGGCATCAATGTCACGGGCGCTGTTAATTCAACCACCAAGCTAGTCACAGCATCGGGCACTGCAGCAGCGCCATCAATTACTTTCACGGGCGACACTGACACAGGTATTTATCGCACTGGCGCTAACGGTGTTGGCGTAGCGGCCAACGGTGCTCAGGTAGCCAGGTTTGAGACCACAGGCTTAACCGTTACAGGCAACGGTAGTTTTAGTGGCAATGTGGGTGCTGTTGATGGCAACTTCAGTGGCAATCTTGAATCCACTGGCACAGGGAACTTCAAAGGTGGCATCAGTGGGGGCACCTTTTAATGACCAAAAAGGTCTTTGCGCTTGATACTAAGCCTGGCATTCAGCGAGACGGAACTCTTTTTGACAAGGAGTTCTATACCGATGGGCGCTGGGTACGATTTCAGCGTGGTCGCCCTCGTAAGATCGGTGGCTATCGCGAAATCATCAACAACTTAGCAGGCCCCTCTCGGGGCGTTTTTGTAGTTGTCCGCAATCAGTACAGCAATGTTTACAGCGGTTACAACGATGGCTTGCAGGTGTTGCCCGTCAATAATGCAGGCGTTGGCTCAGGGTTGCAGGACTACACTTTTGGCGGTCCCATAGCATCGCTGTCTATCGTTGATGGTGGCTCGGGATATACCAGCGCAACCTATACCAATGTGCCTTTGAGCTATAGCACCTCGGGCACAGGCATCGGCGCTCGAGCCACAATCACAGTGACAGCAGGCGTGATTACTGCCGCAACGATTACAGGACCGGGCATTCGTTATGTTGCTGGTGACTTGTTGACGGCTGCCGATGCTGATCTTGGCGGTGGTGGCGGCTCAGGGCTTATTCTGCAAGTAGCATCGATTGATTCGCCCTTCGTAGCATCAGACAACAATTCCTGGCAGTTTGACACCTTCACTGACACAGTGGGTTATCAAACCAACCTTTTGCTGGCACACCCATCGCAAGATCTGGATAACATCGATTCAGAGATCAATACCAGGCTTTTGTGTGGCCCTCTCACGGGCACAGTGCTGTGGGCTGCAGGTCTTTTTGCAGTTGATAGTTGCACCATTACAAGCGGCTCACCCACCGTAACGCTTGCATCGCTCGAAATCAAGATTGCTGAAGGTCAGTTAGTCAAAGGGTATGGCATACCTGCTGACACGCGAGTGGTCTCAGTTGTTTCAACCACTGTGACATTAGATAAAAATGCTACGGCCACTGGCACAACAAGTCTGACCTTTGATAATGAAGTCTCAATTTCTGGTGGCGTCGTCTCGTTGCACCCTTATGTTTTTGTGTATGGCAATGACGGCTTAATTTGGAATTGCTCGGCTGGCGATATTGATGATTGGACCTCTGCTGATGCCAATCAGGTCAATGTGGCCACGGGCAAGATCCTGCAAGGCTTACCTGTCCGTGGTGGTTCCAACGCACCTAGCGGCTTATTTTGGTCCTTAGATAGCCTTGTGCGCGTGTCCTACACGCCTCAGACACTAGGCGTGCCTGGCACGGGTAACTTTGCTGCTACGACTTATTGGCGTTATGACATCATCACCAGCCAGTCATCGTTTTTATCCTCATCGGCTGCCATCGAATATGACGGCATTTACTACTGGGTTGGCGTTGACCGATTCATGCTCTATAACGGTGTGGTCAAAGAGATTCCCAATCCATTTAACCAAAACTATTTCTTTGACAATCTGAATTACAACCAGCGCCAAAAGGTATGGGCTTCCAAGGTCCCAAGGTTTGGCGAGGTTTGGTGGTTTTATCCTCGAGGCAATGCCGTTGAATGTACCGACTGTGTAATTTTTAATATTCGTGAGGGCATTTGGTATGACACAGGCGAGGCGTATGGCGTACAGCGCTCTGCTGGCTACTTTTCTCAAGTGTTCCGATTCCCCATCGAGGCAGGCTACGAGGTCAATACGGCTGATGCAATCAATCAGGTCAGCATTTCTGATGCAGGCTCGGGCTATGCCGATGCAACCTACAGCTATGAATCACTAACAGGCGGCTCAGGCTCTGGCGCTACGGCCACGATGGTAGTGGTTGGTGGCTCTGTTATCTCAGTCACGATTAACAACCGCGGCTCAGGCTATACGCTTGGCGATACGCTTACCGCAACGCTTGATGGCGTTGGGATTGACTTTGAGATTACCGTCGATACGCTCATGCAATTGGTGTCGCTATGGCAGCATGAAGTAGGAACAAACCTTGTTCAAGGCACCAATGTGCTGGCCATTGAAAGCTCATTCACGACTTCAGATCTTGGTGTGATTGCCGGCGGCCCCTCACAGCCTAGTCCAGTAGGTGAGAATCGCTGGACACGCCTTGAGCGTGTGGAGCCTGACTTCTTGCTTGAAGGCGACATGGACCTTTACATAGTCGGCAGGCCTTACCCTGATCAGCCTGATCAAATCACGGGACCTTATACCTTTGACTCCGTAACGGGCAAGGTGGATATGAAAGAGCAGCGCAGGCTCTTGCGACTCAAGTTTGTATCCAATCAAGTGGACGCCGACTATCAAGCAGGTAAAATTATTGTCGATGCCGACATCGGTGATGTGCGGGGTTATACCGTATGACGATCGCTCTGGTTTACGATCCGCGTTATCACACCTTCGAGTCTTGGGCTTCGCTTATGTGCGAGGCTTATGCTGGCCAACAACTGCAAATTCCTGGGCCTGATGTGGATTTCAAATCTTGGGGTGCCGGGTTAAAAGCGATCGATATTTTTGCTAATGAAGGCATCCCTGAGCCTTACTTGTTTGATGACTGGCAAGACTGGGCTGCTGCACTTGTTAACGCTGTGAACTCGAGACCAGGTCCATGAGCACTTCAGGCGCTTATCAATACGCTACGGGCGAAGGTGGCATTGGCTTAGACGCCATGAATGAGAACATCCGCAAGTTCTTTGCGGCTGCGCCTACTGAAGAAGCTACGCGTGCTGCCATGTCCGAGTATGGGGTATCAGACGAGGATATTCGCAGGGCCACAGGTAAGTCACTGATGGATTACTTTCCTGGCGCGCCAGCGACTGTAACTACATCGCCTTTGGACGCGGTCAAAGCACCGACCTTTACCGATATTTATGTTTCTGGCGGTGGCGAAGAGCCAGGCTCATATTACACAGCCGCGCAGCAACAACAAGACTACGACACCGAGCAGGCAAGGCTTGCGGCATTGACGCCTGCGCAGCGAGCGATTGAAGGCTCAAGGTTTACAGAAAGCCTTGAAGGTGGCACTGAGACGCGCTACAACCCAGTCACATTTCAAGGTCAAGAATGGAGCGTCACGCCAAGCGGTGACTCGCTTGTCAAGATGTCAGAGAACCAAGCAGGGCTTGGTAAGAATCAATATCGCTATGACTTGCTTGATCCTGTCACAGGACAGATAACGCAGCAAATTGGCACCGAAGGCAATATGCTGCAAAACTTTTTGCGCAGCCCGATGCCTGGCTTACTGCTTAATGCGTTCTTGCCTGGTGCTGGCAGTGCTTTAGGCGGCTTTCTTAGCGGTGGCGCCTTAACGGGAGCGGCTGCATCAGCACTAGGCTCAGGTGCGATCAACCTTGGTATGCAATTGGCCACAGGCACTGATCCGATGACGGCGCTGAAAAACTCAGTGCTCAGTGCTGGCGCTGGCGCTTTAGGCAGTCAGATTGGTTCGATGCTACCCAACGAGCTTGCGGCTGCTGGCAAGAGTGCTGTGCAGCAATTAGTGACAACGGGAAGTATTAATCCTACAGCCCTGCTCACAAGCGCCGGTGCCAGTGCTGCTGCCGATGCTTTGGCCAATGAGACGGGCATGAACAAATCCGATGCATTACGGATTGTGAATGCTGGTCTACAGTTCATGAGTGGCAATGGGCTTGGTGCGATTACAAGTTTGGCATCGGGCGCTATGCAGAGGGCTTTTGTAGATGCAAAAAAGGCTGGCGCAACTGATGCTGAAGCCATGCAAGCAGCCAAAGCTGTTAGTGGCGAGGACTTCTCAGAGGCTGGTGTAAGAGGCATCGATCCACGCATTACTGGCCAGGGCGTTGGTGGCGATTCACTTATTGATCCGCGCTACTTTGAAGGCCAGGGTGGCTTACCACAGCAAATAAAATTTGAAATCGATACTGCTACAGGACTTCCAATTGATCCTGAAACGGGCATGCCGCGTCTTGATGTTCAAGGTGAGTCAGATACACCTATTGATGAGCGTGATGGCGCTGATGTTGGAACGACTCGCACTATTGGTGGCACAGGCACAAACATCACGGCTTCAACGCCAGCAGCGCAAGATACGCTCACAAAGCTTGGTGGCATCTTAGGTCTTGGCGTGGAAGATCCTAATGCTGTATATCGTGCTTTATTTGGCGGCGCTCTTGGTGCGACTGGTGATGTTGCCGTGCTGGGTTTTGATCAATTGGCTGGCGCACGCGATGCACTTGAAATTGAATTATTCAGAGATGACTTAACCGATGCGGAGCGTGAAGAAGTCAGCAAAATGTACGCTGAGGTTTCGCGTCAGGCAGATGCCGCGCAAACGGCAGCATCAACTTCCGTTCAAGATGATATTACTGCTGCAGCACAATTAGCCGCGGCACAAGCAGCCCTCGGTGGTGGTCAACCTGGTGGCGGTGGTGGTGAGCCAGGTGGTGGTGAACCTGCTGGCGGCACTCCAGGGGGTGGTACAGCAGGTGGTGGCGGTGGCACCGATCAGCCAATAGCTACTGACATCACCCTTGGCACTGATCTAGGCACAAAGCCTGGCACTGGCCCTGGCACGGGCCCTGGGACAGGTCCTGGCACTGGACCAGGCACTGATGAGACGGGCACATCAGGCACCAATAAATCAGGCATTCAAACTGAACTCGATGGCAGGTCAGGCTTGTCAGGATTTTCTGGAAAAGTTGAAGGCCCAGGAGAGGGAGAGGGCAAGTCAGGCTTCTCAGGCAAGTCAGGTGAAGGCGAAAAAGAGGGCGATGGCAGGTCAGGGCTTTCAGGATACTCAGGCGTAAGTGGAGTCTCTGGCGTTAGTGGCGTCTCAGGTATCAGCGGCGTTTCAGGCGTTAGTGGTATTTCAGGGATTAGTGGCGTATCTGGCGTTAGTGGCATCTCTGGGATTTCTGGCGTAAGCGGCGTCTCTGGCGTAAGTGGCATTTCAGGTGTCAGTGGTGTCTCGGGCATCAGCGGGACCCCACCACCGCCCCCACCTCCACCACCCCCACCCCCACCCCCACCTGTGACTACAACGCCAAGGGCTGCGCTGCCAGCATCGCAACAAGCAGGTCCGATCACTGGCCCTGAGATTGCACGCTTGCAAGGAAAAATGCTTGAGTCAAAAATGCTGCAGGAAAGGCAGATCGATCCCCTGGCAGCTATGAAACAAAGGATTGAAGAGATGAACTCGATCGACCCCGCGCTCGCAGCGGTGCTCTCACAGCGACTTGGCTTACCGCAACCGCAACCTGAGACACCCAGCTATACCTATGGCCAGGAAACATCGATTGATGACATCCTCGGGCTTACTAACCGTGAGTATGCTGAAGGTGGCTTTGTTGAACCCTTAAAGGCTACTGGCGGTGCGATGAACCCTCAGTTCATGTATCGTGCTGGCGGCTTAGGAACTCGAGAAGACTTCCGTGATGGCAAGCATGTTGCCGGTGACGGCGATGGTCAATCTGATGATATTCCAGCATGGCTTGCTGATGGCGAGTTTGTTTTCCCAGCCGATGTGGTATCCGCACTCGGTAATGGCTCAACGAAAGCAGGAACCGATAAACTCTACAAGATGATGCACGAGATTCGCTCGAGGGCCAGATCCACTAAGGAAAAAGATCTGCCACCCCCGGCACACAAGTCTCCGCTCGACTACCTCAAAAAGGGTAAGTAATCATGGCTGGATTATTTGAAGGCATTGCGCCACCGAATGTTGACACATCGCGGACTACTGCACAGCAAGCGCCTGGGTATCTCACCGACTATTTGAGCAAGCTGGCTCAATCAGGGGTCGAGTCCCTCGGTACGATGGGCAAGGATGCCGAAGGAAAGCCGCAGTTCCAACGCTATACGGGCGAGGAACTCATTTCACCGATGTCGAAGTTACAAGCGTCTGCTTACACGCAGGCCCCTGATCTTTTAGGACAGTATCGGACGCCATTAGATCAGGCACTGACGGCTGGCAAATCAGCGATGGAGGTATCAGGCACTGATGTCTCAAAGTTTTATGACCCATTTAAAACTGATGTAATCAATCAGATTGAAAAGCAGGGCCAGCAAAGCCTGTTGCGCAATGTCATGCCAGCACTGAAAGCATTAGGCGTCTCTGGTGGTGCTGGCACCATGGGTGGTAGTCGGATTGGCACGGTATCAGGACAGGCCTTGGCAGATTTTGCCTCGCAGCTTGAAGGTCAAAAGATTGCAGCCCAGCAGAATATGTACAAAACGGCATTGGATGCTGCGCTACGCGAGCAGGGCCAACAAACAGGTGCTGCTAGTGCGCTAACTAATCTCGGTCAAACTGAATTTGCTGCAGGCCTTGGTGAGGCTAAAGGACTGGCAGAGCTTGGAGGCCAGCAAACAGCCTACGAACAATCTTTAGTCGATGCGCCACTTACTCGCGCAGCTAATGTGGCTCAGTTAATGCGTGGTTATAGCTACCCCACTACAACCACTGAGACTTACAAAGGTCCTGCAAATGTTTACGGGCCATCACCCTTGTCACAAATTGCTGGCCTTGGCACTTTACTTGGCGCTGCCTTCCCTGCTGGCGGCAAAGGATTTGGCGATCGAGCACTCAGTACGCTGCGCGATTTGTTTGGTGCTGGTGCTGGCAATATTTCACCTGAAGAATTGGAAAAACTTAGCAATCAAGCCAAGCTTGATTTGATTGGTTTGGGTGATCTGCCACCAAGCTTTGGTGGGACTGGATCTCCTGAGCCAGACGAGTTTGAATATCCTTATGGTGGGGGTTAAAAGGTAAGCCATGGCAAAACAATCACCACTTGGTAGTGCGCTCGGGGCTGCTTTTGTAGAATTGCCTGACGAGGGTGAAGGCCTTACTCAAGCACGGCAAAGCTATCTTGATACGCAGCGCAAGCTGCAAGAGGCGCTTGAGTCTCGGAATCAACTCTTTGATCCTGTTTTGCTAGCCATGGCCCAAGGGTTTTTGGCTCCAACTAAATCAGGCTCATTTGGTGAAAGTATTAGCAATGTTGCTTCACTTGCTGGGCCTGCAGCAGAAAGCCAGCGCAAGCAAAACATTGAGATTGCGCAAATGAAGGCCGAACTTGCAGCCAATGAACTTGCAGCGCGCCAAGAGGCTGAAGGGATTAAGCAATTTAATAAGCTTATGGGCGGCGCTCCTGGCACTGCTACGGGTGCGGCTCCAACTGCTGGTGGTACTCCATCAACCCCCGGCGCAGCCCCTGCAGGTTTTGTCACGCCCACACCGCAGGCTATTGCGCAATTAAAGCGCACGGCACCGCAGTATGGCAAGATCATTGAGGACATGGTTAAGCTTGAGCAAGACCGTTATCTAATCTCAATGAACGGCACGGTGTTTGACAAGCGTACGGCTCAATATGTCAACCCTGAAAACATTCCTGGCCAGACACAGTCAGAGTTTGAAATACCAGGGCTAGGCAAGTTTTTGATGACGCCTAATGAATACTCAATTGCCACGCGCAGTAGAGCTAAAGCAGCATCGGAAGGCTGGCGTGATGATTGGGATCGCCAATTCTCTGGCGGTACTGATCCTGCGCAAATCCAACAGCCAGGCGCGCCCTCCCAGCCCAGAGAGACTGGCGCACCACCACAGCCTAAAGAACCTAGCGCCACTGGTCGCAAGACTACAACGCAAGCAGCCCTTGAGCGCGAGCAAGAGTCGGCCAGAATTAGAGCGCGTGCTGAAGCTGATGAAAAGGCTCGTCAAGCAGCCATTGAGAAGGGTGATACAGCACTACAACGCAGGCAGGCAGCCGAGTCTGTTGTTGAATTAGTCAAGGCACCCGGTATGGATCAAGTGCTAGCCGTGCTTGAAAGGCCTGGCGTTGTACCGGCAGTTGGTAAGTTGATTGAAGAGGGTATTAGCCTTGGCCGCGGGTATTCAATCTCTGTGCCGCAGATCCGCGATGTGATGACAGCTAACCGCATCACGCTACCCAAAAACCCTGGTGAATCAAAGCAGCAATATGACGAGCGCGTGCAACAAGTGCTTGATAATTTATCGTTGCTTACTTCACGATTTGCCGAAATCTCATTTGGCTTTAGATCAATGGCTCAAGGTCAGGGGTCAATCTCTAACTTTGAACAGTTGATCTT